TTTCAGTAGCGGGTCCGACTTGCTTGTATTAAATTGTCCTCGCCCGCATTTACCTACTCTAATTCTACCACTCCAAATATTCTTCATCCAAGAAATCTCCTTCCATGGAATAGGAATATGCACCGTCTCGACCCTCTTTTCCGTTATCCTGATAGACAGGGTCGTAAGTATTTTTCTCAATAAGAGCTTCCCACGTAGGGAATCCAGACATTAGTTCTTCCTGGGTTATTCCTAACTGGCGCAGGCGCTTGAGATCCATCTCTGTCAAACGCGCCTTTATTGAGTTCTTTGCATATTCTACATCCCCTATCGCTCTTAGCAATTCTTGGTAAAAAAGAGCCAACCGATCATACGCATCCCTGTTCGCAGCATATGTTCCGTACGCATGACCAATCACAGAAAGAAGCACATCAACAGGGTCACGAGCCTTAGTCTCTCTTCCCCAAACAGCTCGTATCATAAATTCCTTGGACTCTCTGTAAGGGAGAAAGTCTGGCTGACCTGGTCTATTGCGGTACTGATTCAAGATGAATTGATGCTTAAGGAACGTACAACCCATCATTACAATGTAGCCCATATACTCTTTTGAACAGAAGGGTTGCGCACTCTTTGAATCCCTCATTTCTACGTTGAAGAACTTCTTCATAAATACTGCGAAGTTCTCTGCTGAAAACAAGTGCGAGAAGGCAGTTTCGGGAAAAGAATATAAATGGTCATCTCCGTATACGACCGCCATAATGTGATCAATATAAAACTCTTCAAGTGTCTCTCTTTGATCCTCGGGGGCATTTCGTATTTGATGGGAAAAGAACAGAGTCAAGTATAACAACATGATCCACGAATCCATATGAGATGTATTAAAGGCTCCCGAAGGAACCCCTCCATGTACCTCTGCCCATATGGCTCCAAACATTCTTGTAACTCTTGTCAGCATATTCTTAATCAGAAACTTCGCTATGGCTTCGAATATCTTATAATCCTCTGTATCCTGCTTCATTCCAATTAGCATACTTGACCAATACGCATCTACACATTGTTCTGCTACAGTCGCATCATAGTTCTTTCCATCACCTTCGTGGACTCGCTTCTCAAAACAATTCTTGACAGTTATACCTAATCTTTTAGCCATGGTATTTCCTCCTCCGCGCGACCAAGGGTGACCAATACAAATCACCCAACCTCGTTCTCGCCTATGTCGGTGGAAAGAAACCACTTTCTCTAATAAGATATAGACGCTGTTCGGAATATAAAAGGATCTAATCTTAGCTTTCCATGAATCCCAATCCGCTTGTGTCCATTGCTTTGTCCAGGAAAAGAAATTCTCGTTCTTCGGCGATACTGTCCACCAAATCGGAGGCTCCGTACCATGCAGAACGAAATTCATTATTGCATCTAGATCCTGATCGAAGCTATCTATCTTCTTTCCCAATGGGCTCACCTTAATTGGGTGGGGACCTTCTTTAATTTCCTTGGTCTCTCCTAAGTCTATTCCTTTCGAGGCACCTAGATACATCCCTTCTAAAGGTTTCAGGGAAAAGGGTATGTGCTCTTGTTGTGATATGTCTACTTTCATCATGCGATACATATGGTTCATTGCATCTGGGAAATACGGGAGTAATTCATTTAGTCCCTCTGGAGGCATTCGCGACATCTGTAAAACACTATCTGCGAATTTCGTTGTCTGCATCCCGTCCATCGCTGAGATCACGAATGGTCGTCCATTCTTCGTTCCTGTTGCCCAATGGTATGCGGAGAATTTTTGAACACATAACGCCTGTAAACTAGGTACGGCGTCTGTCTCTCTCCACACTTCCTTCTGTAGCCACGGTAACGAGAAATCAAATCTCGGCA